AGACTCGGATGTAACTGTTCGTCTCGCCGGACATGTCGCGGTAAGAAACCACGGTGCCACGATCCACAAGCTGCTTGCCGACGCATCCGCCATTGTTCTCTCCAAGAAGTCCGTATCCGCTTTCCTGAAATTCGAACCATTGATTGCGAACCGTTCCGACGCCGCAGCAATCAGCGACGGACTCGATGGTTTCGATGTGACGCGGCCAAGTGATGCACCCGCCAACCGTGTGGATGGTGAAGCGTCCGTACGCACCCGCCCACAACCCCTTATGCAGAAGCCGTCGGCACGCCTGATTGATGTAGTCGTAAACGCGAGGGTCATCGACGCAGACGCCGACTACACGGGCGATTGTCGAGCGAATGTCCTGAACGATTAGCTTCATTTGGTGTAATAGACTCGGCCAGTTCGCTTGATGAAGTAAACACCGTAGAACGGAGGCAGGTTGTTGTGGCCCAGAGTGGCCTGACTGTCGTTGTTTGTCTTGTCTGCGGTGGTAGTCCCAATCTCACCAGTCGTAATCGACGGTCCAGAACCGCCGCCACCAGTACCGGCAGCACCTTGAATCTGCAAAGTCGCATAAGATCCAAGACCGCTCCACGACTTGTTGACGAAATTAAAGTCGTCGTTATTGGGTATAGCTAACTGCCCTATGCCGTGCGTGTGGTCGTTGAAAGCGGTTTCTGCGGTCGTCAGGAGATGCTTGTCCTCGCCTGCAATCAGGCTGGTGGTTGATGATGTGTTGACGTAAACTGTTCCGCTGGCCGCAAAAGTTCCAGCGCCAACCGGGAATTTGGCTTCAAGCGCGGTATCGATTTCCCACATCGAACCAGTTGTAAGGCTACCAACCCACGCCGATCCATCGCCACCGTCGTAGTAAAGAACGTCGTTAGAGCTTCCGACAAAGATGCGGCGCTCAAAACCTTGTGGAACAGCAGGGTTTTCCCTTGCCCAGTAACCATTTACTCGGACGTACCAATTTCCCTTGTCGTCCAGCCACGGATAAACCTGATTCGCCAGAGACGGCGGATTTGCGCCAAAATTGAAGAACGAGTTTCCAATCGTGCTGTTGAAAACGGCTTGCGTGCCTCCGATGATATCGTTGGCCAACTTCTGGTAATTTGTCGGGCAATAGTTTACCGGAAGACTCGGAGGAACGAGCGTGATGAGATTTAAGTTTGGCATACTATGCGGGATTGTTTTGGGATTCCGATGTGTAGAAGAACGGGTTTATATCGCAAGCCTCAAGGGTCTTACACCCTTCGAAAACAAGGCACTCGCCCACCGAAGGCTCCTGAACGTCGTAAGCGTGAACTCGGATGCTCTTAATGCGGCAATATCCCGTAACTGTCAGGCTCATTTGAACCTCGTACATGTTTCGAGTCGGTGTGCTAATCGTCGAATTGCACGGGACATCCGAAGGAGTCGGCAACCGCATCTTCGGCCTGTACTGAGGCTGAAAGTTGGTCATTGGACAAAGATCCAAGCACTGATTGGTCGTAGCGCATTCAGTCCAGTCTGCCCATTCAAGCCATCCGGGATATTGGTCCGGTCGATACTCGACATTGAATGAAACGTCTCCATCCAACGAGTCAATGAAGATGTCACCCGAATCAAGCCGCTTCAATCCAAACGGAAGTTCGAAGTTGTAGGCGCGAGTCTGAACGAGCCACTGAATCTCCTTCTTTCCATCAGCCAAGTTGTTGTCGAACTTTTCAGACTTTGTGATTTCCCAAATCTGAAGAGAATTATCGGAACCGCGCACGATACTGAAGCATTGATCGCCGTAAACGCTCTCAGTCTTTAAAATCTGCATCACGTTCAATCCGGTCCAGATTCCTGCCCACGCGGGAGGAAACTTTTTCCGCATTGACGTAATCAGGTCAAAATCCAAAACCGCCAGAGCTTTATGCGTAACACCCAGCGCATCGTACCTTGGCTGACAAGTCATCAGCACTCGATTATCAAATACGACCGAAGAACTAGACCACAATAGGTTGACCTGATCGTTTTCGACGATGTTAAGCATCTCGTTGCTGATGGGTGTATTTCCCCAGTCATTGAACGAGCGGCGAGCAATGATGAACGAGCGGATACCATCGACTGCGCGGTAGAAGACATCGCCATTGATAGTGATGGTTGAACGCGCTCCTAAAGCTCCACTGGTCAGCAAACTGATGGCCTGAATCGGATAGTTCAGGTTCTTCCAAACATCACGATCAACCGGAGCGTTTATGCTGAAAATGTATCGCGGAGTGAAGACAAGAAGCGGTCCTTGCCCAAGCGACGTATCTGGATTGCCGGGGACGGCCATTGCTGTGATTCCTCCTGAATCCGACGGAACCGCAAAGTCTCCGCCTTCATTGAGGAAGGTGTTCTCGGTTTCTTTGAGAACACTGGCTCGCGTTCCATCTCCATAGACAATGTCTCCAGCCCTGAAGGAAAACCCGTCTGGAAGCGAGTACCAGATACGTCCGTTGACGTAGGCCATTACTCTTCCGCACTTGATTTCGTCGTCAGCCGCTCGGCGCAGGCTTGATCCGTTAAATATCAGCGGTGTGCTAAACCCGTCTTGGATGATTACGAAGTTCTCGGCTTGAACCATCCAGCCATCCAAAATGTTGTCAGGATTCTTTAGGGCATCGCTTGTGCTGAGACTTTGAGCTTGATTTTGCTCCGTGTCGTAGAGCCAGACTTGACCTCCGACAAGCATCAGTATGAACGTGCGCCCGTTATCCGAAATGTAAGGAAGCGCACATTGAAAAACACCGTTGATTGCTGTTGGTCCGTAGCACTCTTCCGACCAACCGTCAGCCGTGACATTGATTTGATCAGCCGTAATCTGATCATTGTCAGCCGTGATGGTGACGCAGATTCCAAAGTCTTTCTGAACAAAACCGGGTCGAGGAGAGATGAATCCCTGCCGAAAGCTGGCATTGACCGCGAAGGCGACCTGATTCTTGTCCACCTCAGACGGCATCACACCAGCGTCAATGCCACCCTCAAAGGTGACAGACCCATCCGTGTACCGCCGTGGTGCGCGTTCGCTCATGGCTTAAGCCTGAATCCGCTGGATTGAAAGTGAAGATCCGGCTGATACGTTTAGTGCGTTTCCGGTTGTTTGAATCAATATCTCGTAGTAATCAGTAATTACAGTAGCCTGATCTATGTAAGAAAGTGAAACTGGAACAAGACTTTGCGAGGTAGAGCTTGGAACATTAAATTGCAGGCTTTGAAAAATGTTTGTTATTCCATTTTTTCTCAAAAACACAATTGCTTGAGCAGCTCCTGTGTCTCCCAATAAATTAAACAGCGCATCAATCTTGTAGTATCCAGTGTATGGGGCGGTAAATCGACCAGTCGCAGCGGTGAATCCAGACGCGGTATCTATTCCTGCCCAAGATCCAGAAGGAAAATCTGCTAAACTAAAAGGATTTTTAGTTGTAGCGGATACTACGAAATTTGTTCCGGTCAACCTCCGCGTAAACGTGACGTAGTTGAACGCCGCCAAAGGATTCGCATTGATCGTAATCGTTCCAACACCCGGAGTAATCGTGACGTTCGTTCCTTGGGTCAGTTGAGCGAGAGTAAATCCGGTTCCATTTCCAATGAGGACTTGGCCATTGGTGGGAGTAGCGATTACTCCTGTCCCGCCTTTTGCAATCGGAAGCGTTCCAAAAATGTCCGCAACCGGGACAACCGCAGAAGTCGTGACAGCGCCAACTCCGGTTGAGCCGAGCGTCTTCATGTAACCAGCGGCCAGAAGCTCAAGCGCGGTTTCATTCGTAAGCGTCGCATCTTGAGTGCGGCAAATGTACGACGCGGTCTTTGGGGCATCGCCCGCCGCTCCGGTTGCCCCAGTAGAACCAATTGCACCGGCAAGAGTCATGAGCGAACCCAGAGGAATCACCGTTGTTGGAATCGCATTTGGAATTCCAAGAACGCCTGCAAGTGGGTTTTGAAGGGTTACAAGCAAGCCGTCTACCGATGTAACCTGCAAATAGCCGCATCCCTGAACCGAGACAAAAAACTGTCCAGCAACCGACTCTGGAAGAAACGAAGTATTATCGACAGCAACAACCACCGACGATCCAAACGCTGGAACCAAAAACGACGCGGTCGTGTAGGTAAACGAATCAATGCCGTTGGCACCGTTCGTTCCGTTGGTGCCGGGATTTCCCTGTGGTCCGGGGACATTCACGACAACCGGATCGGTATCGCAAGGCTGGCAACAGCCGGTTGAAGAAACAAGTTGCGACGGCATATTTTTCCTTTGCCAGACCGTCAAGTCCAGCGAGAACTAATGCAAGGCCAAACTATGCCAGAGCAAGTGTCAGAG